CGAACCTTACGACTAAAGTTCATGGCCAACGATCCAGAGTATGAACAACTAATAAATTCTTGTTCAGGGTTCTTGCCCAAATGCCAAGCTGGAAACGCAACAGAAGCTAAAGTAGATTTACCGTGTCGAGGTGGCATAAACAACATAAGTCTAGGTGACTTTTGATTGTTTACATCTTCACTAAACTTCTCCAACCGTAGACATATGTCCTTGTGTACCCAACCTGCTACATAGTCTGGATTGAAACGTTCTACGAATGGTAACAAATGTTTACGTGATAAGGCACGTAATGCTAATTCTTTTTGGGCTTTTAATTGTGCAGTTTCTTCAGCAGTTGGTTCTTCTACAACTTCTTCGGTTACAGGTTCTTCAACTCTTTCTGCTTCGTCGGCTTTACAATACACGCAGATCTGATCATCGCTCGGGTACAACGTATCTGGATGCAACGCTTTACACGTTAAACATTCAATCTTTTTTATTTCCATCCTTTTTAGGCATAAGGTATTGGTTATCAGTTCCCGCTATCTTAAGTAATTCAGCATCTGGTAGCTTCTCTAGTTGTTCTACAGTTCTATCCAGATTGATGTTGATTTGTGTAGCATGCTCTGGAGCAAATAGACCGTGGAGCTTGCACAATGAATCGGTGATAACTTTTTCTTCTGTCGCTGTTATCGATTTACGGTGCGCTTCTAAGTACATGCTTGTCGCTGTTTGTTTATCAAACTTAATTTCTTCTTTAAACTCTTCGCGCATTTTAATAACCATCTTTTGTACTGCTGGTTTTTTAAATACTTTATAAACATGCTCATTATCTCTATATCCAGCTGCTCTTCCAGCGGCTGCTTTTGACATACCCCGAAGGTGAAATAAAATGAGGCGTTCCTCTTGAACACTTAGCTCATTTAATTTTACATCTGCATAAGGATAATGAGACTGAAGCTCGGCCCTTTCTTGTTCAAAATTTTCTTCTTTATCAGTCATTTTCTTTGAATTCTACTATATTTTTAGCCCACCAATAAAGCTCATCTTCTTTTAATGTGTGTTTCATCGTATTTGCTCTATTACAGACTAATTGAATGTTGGTCACTAAATATTCAATAGCTGGGTCTATTCGGTCAATAGAGGCATTCAAATCTCTTCTGCCGCCTCCATCTTTGTGATAAGTCATAAACAAACCGGTTAGTGCACATTTACCTTTTTGTTTATCCCATAATTCTAAAACATCTTCTAATTCAATATCCCAAACAACTTTAGATTTTTCTTTTTTGGTTCTTCCGTGTTTAAGTTGACCAAAGAGGCGGGTTAGATATGTTTGTGGTGTTGCACTAGCGGCCTTTCGTCTTACCAGGTCAACGCAGGGTCTACACTTTTTTGAATAGACTGGACCACGATCATTTCGGGTTCCAAACTCCTTTAAAGGCAACTCCTTTTTGCAAGAAGTACATTTCCTCGTACTCATGCTTGCTCACTGTAGCATAAATTTTTGCTAGAAAATTTTTTTAGTAAAATTTTTTTAGTAAAATATTGTTCTATATTGCTCACTCACCGTCTACTATCATCAGTTCTAGCCCAGCCCCTTCCCCGATTCCCGATTTGGAACCTTGTTTCTAATTTTTTACCTTTGGAACCTTGTCAGGTTTTAGTTTGGACTACGCTCGGCTACCGCCTCGCTTCGTAGAAGACTAGATAAATGTATGTAAATTAAATAGGAGATATTATGTATATGAATGTTTGGTATGGAAGTAATGAGAATAGGTGGTTAAGTAATCTAGCTTATCGCCCCTTCTGGTATGAAGGTAAGTATTTTATTACTGTTGAAATGTGTTATCAGTCTTGGAAGAGCGGTGAGTTTGATGCCTCTGTTTATAATAAAAAGTGGAGAGAAGGATTAAAGATTATCGGTAAGAAAGGTACCAAGACTGATAATAATTGGAATGTAAATCTTATGGAAGAGATTATGTTGGAAAGCTTTAGGAGTAATCCTGAAGAGTATGAAAGGTTAAGAAGATTAAGAGATGTAAAGTTTACCCATATCCAAGATAAAGGGATATGGAAGCGTATGTTTCCTACTCTTCTTGAAAGAATAAAGAACTTGGACTGACCAGTCCAAGTTCTTAAATCTAGATAAATTAAAGTATATGAAAGGTACGGTAGCACCCTCATATCTAGAAGAAAAGCTACTCAGCTGGGAGTGTTTCTAGATTACTACTCAGGACTTATGCAAATCTAGCTCTGGCTTCACGGGCTCGTCTACCGACTCGCTCGTGAAATCTAGATAAATAAAAGTAATTTTAACAATTAATCACGAAGGAGTGAGATATGAAACTAACTAAAGAAGAAAAGAAAGCACTAAGACTTAACTTCTTGTTCGGAGCCCAAGACGGTGAACCCAAACCTCTTCACCTTCTAGCTAGACTAGAAGCTAGAAGGCTTTGGAGAAGATGGGAAGATGATGTCGCTATAGATGAAAGTCTTTGGACTTCAAAGGGTCAAGACGATAGTCCGAACTATCGCTGGCTCCCATAACTATCATCAAACTAGTAATCACGGGCTCGTCTACCGACTCGCTCGTGAAAGCTAGATAAATTCAAATAGGTGTTAGGTAGCAATACCTAGCTAATTTCAACTTTACTTTGGAGAAAAAATGTCAAAAGTAAATCAATTAAAGGTTCGTCGTACCTTTCAACAAAAAAACAGCGACACAGGGGAGCTAGAAACTAAAAATCGCTGGCTCGTAATTGGTAGAACAGTTAAAACTGACAAAGGTTTCAACATACATGTGGACTTCGCTCCTCGTGTCGAAACCAATGGTGAGATTGAAACTCTCTATGTATTTGATAACAAAGGAGAATCTAATGAACAGTCCTAAATCGTTCATGGGTTTACTAGGCGATGCCTTTGAAGGCACTGTCAAGTTAGCTTACAAAGGTACTAAGCTTGGTCTCATCGGTGTTGATAAAGCAGTTGGTGTCACTAAACAAATAGTCGATGACCTCATCGAAGGTATCGATGAAGGTCAGAAACTATCTTCTCTCTCCAAAGATGAAGAGAAAGATAACGCTAGTGATGTTATTCACACTAGCGTTATCGATGGAGATGACCTTCTAGCCATGGCTCGTCAAGAGATTGAAACTCAGTTCGCTGAGTGGAAAGAAAAACCAGAAAATCAGCATAAAGAATTCGCTGATTTTCAGGCTGAGTTCCACGAACTGTTTCACCCTGAAGAGATGAGAACATGAGCTCGTTTGTCCTTAAACTTGTAGCACTGTTATGTTTTACAGTGACTACTATCATGGTCACTATACTAACCCTAGACTTCATGAGTCTAGGGAATAGTTGGTACATAGGTCATCTTATGATTTATGTCACCTTCGTATTAGCTATGGTTGGCTCTTTTTTAACTTTACTTTGGAGTAGCTATGACTGAACTATTCTACGCTCTCGGTTGTATATTCTTTATTACAACCATCTCAGCTCAATGCGTCATAATCTATACATGGTATCAATTCCATGTAGGATTTGAGAATTGGCTAGACGAAGATAAATAATATCTCCCCTTGGGGCGAAACCAGAATGATATATGGTTCCGCCCCTCCCTTTTTTTAAAAAAAAGACTTGGTCACTCGCAAATCACGAACGAAGTTCGTGGCTCGTGGCTTTTCTTTGATCTCGCTCGCTAGAGCTTCGCTCGATTGAGAATGGCACGAACAAGTTCGTGGCATTCTAAGGATGGCTCCTCACAGCTCCCGTTGGTCGCTGTTCGTCGCCATGGGTCTCAGTGTGCCAACTACTATCATCGGGCCCCTATACTACTATCATCGCGTAGCGATGTGGACTTCACGAGTAGTGGACCACTGTCTATGAGTCTCTGACGAATACCCCCGGGTGTACCGGGTGTACCACCAGTGTACCAGCTGTGCAACAGCGTACCGGTACACCGGAAACCCTTATTTTTGCTGGGCTTTTTTCAAAAAAGCGTAAAGTGTACCAGGTGTACCACAGGATTTGCGTTAGCTTTAGTAATGGACCGTGGACCGTAGTTATAGAATCTTAGTTCTATTTTTAAATTAACCGGTACAAATGGTACAAATTCCACCAACCCCTGCTAACGCGGGGCCTGTAGGTGTACCACTACTTTTTTCGTGGTGGTACACCATTTAGCCAAAGCTCAATAAAATCAATAACTTAAGGTGTACCAGAGTGTACCACTATGTACCACAAAGAAAGCCAAAAGCTCGCCTACCGGCTCGCTTTCGTTAAAACTAGATAAATTACAGTATTTACAGGAGTAAATTATGAATGAATTAATGAAACATTTGGAAGAAATGAAGGCTGTGGATAAATTTCCAGAGTCTGATTTTGAAATCCAATGCAAAATTAATCAAGAGTTAGCTTATACCAAAGCTAGCTCAAAAAAGAATAG